TGGGAAGTCTATTCAAATCCATAGGAATAGACATCGGCCTGAACCAATTAGAGCTGGATAAAATTCCGAAAAGTGTAAAAGATTATGTTAAACGATCTTTTAGAGTCTTTATAATCTATTTCTCAATAATAGATAATAAACGGAATAAAATCCTGAATACTTCTATACCACGATTCTTCAATCTCGTCGTCTCCGCGATTCCTAAATTAATAGGACCTATGGAAGACATAAAATGGATTAGAGAATTTGGTTCCGGTATAAAGGCATTCGGCGAATCTATGAATCTCCTGTGTAGGAAACTTCAGCCATTGAAGACACTACATGAACGTATGGTCACCCATACCAGGCATAGATTATTGATGTCAACTATAAATCGAGCCTTCCCTCGTCCTCCGAAAACGTCACAACCCATAGAGGAGTTACTAGACCGTGTTGGTCAAAGATGTAACTTCGAAGAGTTGGAGAGCGTTGAGAAGGATAAGACTAGATTTAAGGCTTATATGGACTATAGGAAAGGGAGAACCGATTACAGAGATTTACGTGAAATCGATCCTTTAGCCCACGACCTAGATCAACATTTAAGCAAGCTATTTGACACAATACCACCCCGTGCAATCGACTACATCAAAAAGAAAACAAAACCGAACTTTAATCTATCAGGATGTATCGAAGTTCCCCGAACCAAGGGTGGCGCATATGAATATTACAGAAGGAAAGTAAGAGATGAATTTCCGGATGAAAATTGTGAACAACCAGATTTAAAAACATGGTGGAATATCGTTGAAAAAGATTTAATCAATTCCAACGATTTCGAAACTATGTTGGTACCTGAAGTAATCCCGGAACGTGGTTGCAAATACCGTGTAGTAACTAAAACAAACGCTCGCACAACGTCTGGACTATCCAGAGCTAACAATATGTGCATTAAGTTACTAAAACTCATCCCCGGCATAAGAGAAGGATTTTACCTTAGATCAGATTCAAAATCAACACAGGAGATAGGTTCTAAACTCTTGTGGGATAGGATCTTCGGTCCAGATACCTCCGGCACCTTCAATTACGAATCAGACTGTAAAGACTCAACAGATTATATCGATCCAGTATACGCTCGTATTGTCATTGATCGCCTGTCAACGTTGTTAGAATTCACAACAACTGAACGTGCCTTAGCAAAATCATCTATTGACACGGCAGGTAAACGCTACATTCGAATAAAATCCC